GCATGACCCGCTGATCATCCACGACCGGACCCGAATCACCATCGCCGGCCACCTCGGCGTTGGCCAGCTGCTTGCCGTCGACCCGATCGGTGACGAACTTGGCCGCGTCAACGCTCCCCTCGATCGCAGAATGCACCATCGAGCGTGCGAATCGGTCAATTGCACGGGTTCCGTCGCCCATATCCTCGTCCAAAGCCTTGAGCAGCGCCGTGCGGATGATCTTCCGCCGCGATTGGCCCGCCGGGCGGGGCGTCCAGGACCGAAATGGGTCTATCACCGGGAGTTGTACGTCGGACATGGCCCGAAACGTCCTCCCAAGCAGCCGCGATGTCAAGCGATAATCGGGCTTGCTCCCGTGTTGCCGTTGCGGCTCCCAACGCGCGCGAGAGTTTTTTACTCTATGGACGGCTATTTATTGTCCATTGATCCATCTACCGTGACTTATAGTTTTCCCCATTCTCCTTGCAACATTGTAACATTGTTACTATCTCATTGATAAATAATGATAATACTGTTGCAGTTCGAGTTGCCGAACTGTTGCCGTGTTGCGGATTGACAGGCTTCCCTCGCGGTGTTTGGATGGGGCGCACCGCAATGGAGTATCCAGTCGTGAAGCCATTACATGTAGAGTTGGACCAACACTCTCACGAGCAGCTGCTGCTTATCAAACGCACCGTCGTGGAGCGCAATAAAGAGCGTTCGATCGCGGGCGACTACCGATCGCTGGAGGGGACCACGTTCAAGGACATCATCCAGCGCGGCATCGGCATGGTTGCGCGCGAGGTGGCGGGCGACATCGTCTAGCCCTCGCGGACCTGAGCCGGCTGCGACCCCATGGGCTGCGGCTGGCGGCTCATTGTTCGTCGGCGTACCATCACCACACCGAGGAGGATTCGTGGCCAGGATCGCTGACATGAGCGCGCAGGCGATCGCCGCTGCGCTCGGAGGGAAAGTCGGCGCGGGTGGCTGGATCAACGTCCCCGCCCCAGGTCACAGCCCCGACGACGCCTCGCTCGGCATCATGCTCGACCCACAAGCGCCGGGAGGCTACCGGGTCAACCCGCGAGCCGGCGAAGACCCGATCCGCTGCCGCGACTACGTCATGGAGAGGCTCGGCCTCGACCCCTGGACGCCCAAGGGGGACGGCGGCACCAGCGATGATCCCGTCCACCCGACCTGGGGTAAGCCGGACAGCCTGTACTGGTATCGCGATGCGGAGGGCGTGCCTGTGTTCGCGGTCGCCCGTTGGGAGGCCAGCGGCCGTCGCAAGAAAGAAATCCGCCCGGTGGTCAAGCGTGATGGCCGCTGGCTCTGGCAGGGCATGAAGGGGCAACGCCCTCTCTACGGTCTGAGAAGGCTCCTGGAGCAGCCCACGCTCCAGGTGCTGATGGTCGAGGGCGAGAAGAAGTGCGACGCCGCCCAGGCCCTCCTCAACGGCCTCTGCGTGGTCACCTGGAGCGGTGGCGGTGGAGCTCATGAGCACACCGACCTCGGCCCGCTCACGGGCCGTAGCGTCGTCCTCTGGCCCGACAATGACGATCCCGGCAAGAAGGCCATGGCCGAGATCGCCGCGCGCATCGAGGCGCCCAAGTTGCTGCGCATCATCGAGGTGCCCAAGGAACTGCCGGCGAAGTGGGACGTTGGCGACGCGGTCGCCGAGGGCTGGGACGTGGGGCAGATCATCGAGTTCGCGCGTAAGAACGCGAAGCCGTGGACGGCGCCGCCGCCGACCAATGTCGTCGCGTTGCGGGTGGTCGCGCCGCCTGACGCGAATTGGCGGGCCAATCTCGTGTTCAACGAATCGGGTGTAATCAAGCCGCGCGTCGCCAACAATTTCCGCTGGCTGCTCGCGCGCCATCACGAGGTCGCCGGCTGCTGGGCGTGGGACGAGATGGCGAGCACCGTCGTCTGCGCCAAGCCAGGGCCTTGGGACGGGGCCGACTGGCAGCGTCACGCCGCCACTGATGCCGACATCCTCCAGGCGATGTACTGGCTGGAGCGCAAGGGCCTCGCCCCCCGTCATGGCGAGGTCAAGGCAGCATTGCCCGTCGTGGCCAGGGAGCACCCCTTCCACCCCATCCGCGACTATCTCAACGGCCTCAAATGGGACGGCGTGGCGAGGCTGACCACCGTTCCCAAGAAATACTTCGGAAGCGAGCTGATTATACATGCAGTATTCTTCATGCGCTGGATGGTCAGTGCTGTCGCCAGGATCATGGCGCCGGGCTGCAAGGCCGATTCGATGATTGTGTTGGAGGGTGCTCAGGAGCGGATGAAATCGACGCTCTTGAAGATGCTCTCGACGGTCGCCGGCATCGCCTACTTCACCGACAGCATCCACGACATCGAGACGAAGGATGGCTCGATCAATCTGCAAGGCGTGTGGGTCGCCGAGATCGCGGAGCTCAACGCTTTTCAACGGAAAGACGCCGATGCGGTGAAGAGCTGGCTGAGCCGCTCCAGCGATCGCTACCGCGTGCCGTGGGGCTCGATCGCCGAGGACTTCCCCAGGCAATGCGTGATCGCCGGGACCATGAACCCGTCGGGCTCGGGATACCTGCGCGATCCGACCGGGGCGCGGCGTTTCTGGCCGGTGCCGGTGCGCAAGGCGATCGATATTGCCGCGATCGAGGCGATCCGCGATCAACTGTGGGCTGAGGCGGTTCATCTGTATAAGACCGGGACCAAGTGGTATTTGACCGAGGACGAGGTCAGACAAGCCCGCGATATTACTGAAGAGCGTTATGAGGAAGACCCGTGGGGCGAGATGATCGAGGTTGGCCTGATCGGCAAGATGAGCTGCACGACCAATCAGATGCTCAAGCTGGTCGCCCCTGATGTCGAGCGGCACAGCAAGGCCTATGCCCGCCGTGTCAACGATCATCTCCGCCGGTTGGGATGGGTGCAGAAGGTCGAGCGCGATGCCGGCAGGCTGGTCAGGCGGTGGTACACGCCGACTAAGGACGACGCTCCATCTCCGCCCGCACCATTTCTGCCAGGATGAAGGCGATCGAGCGGCGTTGGGCCTTGGCTAGCCGGCGGACATAGTCGAGGAGCTCGTGCGGCAGGCGGACAGTGATCTGCTTGGTAGTCATCTGACACCTCTTGACATCGCTTGAATTCTGATCCTAGCTTGGGGTCGAGGAGAGTTCAATGAAGTTTCGTGGTGTCACTGCGCGCAAGAAGGGGCGACCGCACAAGTTCTCCGACGAGGTCGAGAGGCAGGCCGCCATACTGGTCCTTGACGAGGGTAAGACCAGAGCTCAGGCGGCTGCCCAGGCCGGCGTCACGCAGAAGGTCGTCCAATTCGCCGTCCAGAGGGAACTCGGCCGGCGTGAATCGCATACCGAAAAAATGGTCAGCATCCATGTGCTGATCGAGGCACTCCACCCACTGTTCGAACGGGTGCGTGAGCAGTCACAGCGACACCTTGCCATGCTCTCAAAGTCAGAGCTGGCCATCGTCGCAAGTGAAGGCAAGCGCCTACTGGACAGCTGGGCGAGTGACGACCCGACCGTCCGCCGGGTACGCGGTCATGTCGTCCCCCCTACCGCCCGGCAAAAGGAGGCTTCCGATGGGAAGTCACTTTAAGCTGATCAGCAGCGAGGTCGTGGATTTGACCCCCGAGCTCGCCGCTGAATTCAACTCGATGCCAGCCTCGATGACTGAGCGCGATCTCAAGCCAAAGCGGCTGAAATATCTGAGCGATGCCATTCTTGGCGGCACCTCTCTGACCTTCTCATGGGCGCGGGCCAAGATCGCTGACACCAGCGATGTCTACCGCGTCAACGGCCACCACAGTTCCAATGTGCTGGCCGGGCTCAACGGGGGCTTCCCCGCCGGGCTGAAGGCGCATATTGACGACTATGAGGTTCCCGACAAGCCGTCACTGGCGCTCTTGTTCCGCCAGTTCGACAACCGGCTGTCGGCCCGCACGGTCGATGATATCTCTGGCGCCTACCAGGGCCTCCAGGACGATCTGGTAAGCGTTCCCAAGAATGCCGGCCGCGTCGCCATCGACGGCGCTGCTTGGTTCCAGCGTCGGATCATCGGTGTCGATGTTCCGAGCGGGGATGACCGCTTCGACCTCTTCAACGACGCGAAGCTGCATCCCTTCATTCAGATGGTGGGGCGTGTCTACTCTGTGAAGACGCCCGAGTTCACCAACCCAGTGATCGGGACGATGTTCGGCACCTGGGAGCGCGAGCCAGCGGTCGCCGAGACGTTCTGGAGCGAGGTCGCCAAGCAGGGAAGCGGGGAGCTCAACGATCCCGCCACCGCGCTTGACACTTGGCTCGTGGAAGCCCGCAACAAGAAGCAGGACCGGCCGAAGGAGATGGAAATCCATCGCGCCTGTGCCCTGGCGTGGAATGCTCACCGTCACGGGAAGACCCTCGACAAGATCGGCAAGTACGATCCCAAGAAGGGTGCGCCTGACCTTGACTAAGTGAGCCGGGCCGGCCTCACCAAAGGGGCCGGCCCACATTTACGGTTGGAGCTCATGTCAAACGATCTTAGCGAGTGGGACATATCCTACCGAACGTGGCACGCCCTGCATGAGGCGGGCGTTTACACGGCGGACGACGTCAGGCAGCTTGGTCAGCAGGGCCTCATGCGGCTGGTCAACATCGGCAAGGTCGCCGTCGCGGAGATTGTCCAGGCGGCCAAGAAGAGGGAGATCGACATCCCCCTGGAGCGCGGGAGAGAAACCCTCTCCGAGCGGGTCGCTGAGCTGGAGCTGCGGCTCGGTTATCTGGACCTGCGCGTGATCAAGCTGGAGAACTCATGAACCACCGCGTCTATCTCTGCGACGCCTGCGGCCAGTACGCCTGCTACGGCCTCAAGAGCGGATCGCGGCCAGAGGTCTGGTGGTGCCATCAGCACGTACCGGCGGGGTTCCTGCCAGCCAAGCCCGCACAAGGCTCACTGCATCCTCGACCGAGCGTGCCACCGTCGCCGCTCCCCCGGCTGCCGATACTGCCGAAAGAAACTGGTCCTGCTCCGTCGTTGTGGTCTGACGACCCATTTTGAGCTCGATCGCACCGAACACCGCGATGCGCTCGCCGACCATGTCGGGCGTCACGGTGACAGGTATCCAACCGATCAGGTCGCTGCCGCCCTTGACCAAGCCCATGTGGATCGGACGCGCATTCCTGATGTAGACGGTGTCGGGGCCGAGGTGCTCGACGTTACCGATCCACGCCAAGCCAGTGTTGACCCTGAACAGACGGGCCCCGAGCCCGCTGATGGCGGTGAGGACGGCGTTGCGGAGGTGTTGTTCGGCGTAGGCATTCTTGCTCATGCACCGGATAGATACACCGATTCAAAGCCAGAGAGGGAGGCACGCCATGAGCTCGCGCATCTTACGCAGCTCATCGCGCGCGATATAGTGGTTGATGATGCCGTAGCCGAAGTCCCTGATTGGGGCGCGGAGAAGCTTGGCGCCCAGCTCCCAGCCGAGCAGGCGATCCTCGTGGAACCCTGCCAGGATGTAGATCGTCCGAGGCTTCACCTTGCCAACCTCAACGATCAGGTTGCCGGGCTTCTGCGCGCATTTGACGTCGATGATGAACTCTTGCACCCCGTCTCGGGTGATTAACGGCAGTGTGAAATCGACGCCGCCATCCCCATCAGGACGCAGTCGCAAGTCCATCGGAACGCCAAGCTCAGTTGCCAGCTGGCGCTCACCGGAAAGTCCGACAAACTCATAATCGGGACTGAGCGGACGATGCGTCGGATGATTGGCGTGCAGCTGGTGGCGTAGCTTAGCCTGACGCCTGATCTCGTCGTCGTTCATGCCACGACCTTGAGGACGGCTTCGCGGATTTCCAGGGCGCGCTTGTAACCCTTATTGAAGCGCTCGATGGCAATGCCGCTCTTTATGTCGGCCTCGGTGGCCTGGGTGAGTGTGTCGTAGAGCCTGCCGATGTGGCCCTGAAAAGCCTTGTCGACGGCAGCGTAGGTCGAGTCGCGTTCGGTCATGTCACTCCCTCGCCAGAGAGGGCGGCGCGGGCGATGCCCCATGCCTTCGGGTAATAGTCTGTGTGACTGATGCTCTCCACCACAGCCAACAGCGTCGCCTTGAGCCTGTCCCGCTCGGCCGCGAGAGCGTTAGCCCAACTCGTCATTGCGATTGCATCGGCCTGTGCTCTGTCCCGCTCGGCCTTGAGTGTAGTGATATTCTCGATCAACTCGGTGCGGCCGATCTCGTCCTGATACTCGACCTGGAAGTGTGCTACCTCCGCCTTGAGCCTATCTACCTCGGCCTCCAAACGTCGGTTGTCGGCACCCAGCCGGTCGATGATCTGACTGCACCTGTCCCGATCGGCCTCAAGTGCGGCGACGTAAACCCGTCGTCGCCGAGCATTGGCGGCATTGTATCCGCGCATGTAGTGTCGCTGGGTCGCCTCTGGCGAGGTGGCGGCCTCAAGCTCGGCGATGCGAGCTGACATCATGGCAAGCGTACCGCACAGATCGGATCGCTCGGCCTCCAGCTCGGCGATGCGGGCGGCGTCGCTCAGGCTCATCGGTACTGCTCCTTCATTCTGGCCCGGAGGACATGCCGCGCCCAGCCGGCGGGGTACTGGTAGCCGCGCGCGGCGCCGATCGCGATCAGCTCCTCCAGCGTCTCGGCCCTGGCCATCTCCCGGCGTCGGGTGTGCTTGAGCATCTCGCGGTCGACCTCAACGAGGTTCTCGGCGACCTCGGTGACCTTGCGCGGTTTCTCACCGACCTCTCTCGGGGCCCCACAGTAGGGACAGGCGTCGAGGCTGGCGCGGTAGGCCCCGAAGCACTCCTTGCAAATGGTGATGGCAGGGCCGTTGTCCTTGCCCGCGCGCTTCTTGCGGTCCTCCAGGCTCCACTGGCGCTCATCGTCGGGCAGGCCGTGACGGACGATATTGCCGGCGTGATCCAGGATTATAGCTGGCTCGTCTTTAGGACGGAGAGCTCGTCCGATTTGCTGGAGGTGGAGGGTGAGGGATTTTGTGGGTCGCAGGAGCCCGACAGCTTCAACAGTAACATCCCCTCCGGCTTGAGCGCTGAGATCATATCCCTCGCCAAAGAGATCGCAGTTGGTGATGACTGAGAGGCGACCAGCAGCGAGATCAATTGCTGCCCCGGCGCGCTCAGCAGAACTGCTTCCAGCGTCCAAGTGTCGAGCGGGAATACCAGCGGCGAGGAACCCGGCGCAGATATGCTCAGAGTGAGCGACACTGACGCCGTAGTAGATCGCTTTCTTGCCATCCGCCTGCCTCCGATATTGACCGACGGCGTCGCCGACGATCTGGCTGGTGTCCATGATCTTGGCTAGCTGCTTGGGGGCGTAGTCTCCGTGCTCGGTGGGGACGTCATCGAGATCGGGGACGCCTGGGGCGAAAGCCCGATATGTGGAGAGATAGCCACGAGCAATGAGCCAAGCTGGGGCGGGTCCGAGCACCATTGCGCGGTAAAAAGTTCCCAGGCCGCGCCCGTCCAGACGAATAGGTGTAGCTGTGAGTCCGACGTGACGAGCAGAGCCGGCCCATTCGTGGATTTTGGCCCAGGTGCGGGATCGAGCGTGATGACATTCGTCAATGACGAGTAGGTCCGGCGGCGTGAGCTCCGTGTAGCGCCGGACGAGCGTTTGGATGGAGACGACATGGACGGCCTTGTGCGGGTTATAGGGGTGACCAGCTGCGATGTACCCGTACTCAACGCCTACGCGATCGAGGGCCCCGGCGGTCTGGGCCACCAGGAAGTCCCGATGCACCGTCATCCATACTCTGCGCCCGCGATTCGCGGCGGTCCCGATCATGAAAGCCGCGAGCGCGGTTTTCCCCGAGCCGGTCGGCGCCACGGCAACGACGGTGCGGTGCTCGCGCAGGGCGGCGCGTATCTGATCGATCATGGTCTGCTGGTAAGGGCGGAGCTCAAAGGTCATGTCCGCACCATCCTCCGGCCGTAGTAGGGCACGCCCTCGATCGTCAGCCCGTGCGGGCGGAGCTTGCGCCGGAGGATGTGGCAGACGGACTTGAGGCAGTTTGCCGGGTCATCGGGCTCGTCCCAGGCCCCGGCATAGGCTGCGGCGATCAGGGCGGCGGTGGAGGTCCACCTGTCCAGACGCTTGGCCAGGGTCACGGCAATGGCGCGCTCGATCGGCCCCAGGCCGACGCTGTCGAGAATGCTCACCGGGTCCACGTCTGATCGGCTCCGGGGAATAGTCCGTCCTGACCGGGCGTGAGCTCGCCCGAGGCGATCGCCTCCTCGGCGCTGAGCTGGGCGACCGGCCGATCGGAGGGGTGGTAGTGGTAGACGACGGCCTGGGTGCCGTTGGCGTTCTTGATCAGCGTGCGGATCAGTGTCTGCCCGGCGGCAACGCGGTCAATCACCCGCAGCACGCGCCTCGGTAAGCGCCCAGACGAGGTCGTCGGCAAGCCGGCTGACCGAGAAGACTGTTTCATCACCGTCATAGGCAACCGCCTCTCCATCCACGATCACCGCAACCAGCTCGGTGTTCTGTCCGATCCAATCCATGAGCCAGTCGCGGAGCTGGGATCGGTTCATCGGTAATCCCGCCTGATGAGCCGCTCATGGTTGGCCCGCGCCAGCTCCCAGGTGGTCAGCAGCGGCACCTGTCCGCGTTTCCAGCGCTGCCATGTGCTGAGCGCGATGCCGGTTCCGCGCAGGGCGTCAACGACCGTGATGTCCTTGTCCCGGAGCTCCTGCTCCATGGCCTCCACTTCAGCCTCGACGTCAGTCGTCATCGGATCACCTCTTGAGTTGGTGGCACGGTAAGCGCGGGCGCATTAAGCGTCAACGCTCATCCACAGGGGAATGTGGCCGGGTTAATTGCTGCGAATTAGCGCGAATTACCGCGCGTGAAAAAAAAGAGCGTCGGCGCTCATTTTGTTGTTGAACGCAATGAGCGTCCGTGCTTATTGGGGACACCGGCAGACGAGCGGTCGGGCCAAGGGTAGCTAAAAGGGTTTCGGAACCCGCCACACCCAGCCCCAAACGCGCCAACAAGGTCTGCCGGTTCTGAACCACCCCGCTTGGCGGCGGGCCAACCAAGGAGACTTCCAATGACCATCACCACGCAGGCCTGGAACAAGGGCAAGACCCTCACCAAGGCGATCTACGTGCTCTGCCATGAGCAGGGCCCCGACTACGCCGTCTACCGGAACAATCGCCCGGTGTTCCACGGCACCCGCGCCCAGTGCGCCGACTACTGCATCCGCAACGGCATCAACTACCGCATCATCCGCTAACCCCCAGGGGCCGCTTGGCGGCGGCCCCACCACCCTCAAGGAGACTTCCAATGGCCCGCAAAGTTACTCTCACCTACGACAACGTCAGCGACGAACTCTGGATCGACAGCATCGATCGCGCCGCGAACCTCGCGCACTTCCTCCTCGCCCGCACCGGGACGATCTTCGGTAGCTGGCATGGTCGCTTGACCGCCGACGCCCAGGCGCGGCTGCTCGGCCGCAAGCTCGGCAAGGGCCTCATCGTCATCGACGGCGAGAACGAGACGATCGCGCACTTCCGCAAGGTCTGCTTCGGCACCGACTTCGACTGCACCGAGCGGCTCGCTTGGCGCGACCTCTAGCCACCCCCCCCCTGAGTGACCCTGGCAGGCGCCCCCGGAGGTGGGGCGCTCACTAGGCCCACTTCAACCAAGGAGCACTCACATGACTGATGCAGAGATCGATCGCGAGCACCTGCTCGTGCTCGTGGCCCTCATGGCCAAAATCCTGACCGAGCGTCAGATCGAGGAGGTCCAGGCCGCCTGGAAGGCGGCTCACCCCACCCAGCCGCGCGAAGGAGACTGACATGGCCGACTTCCACTTCGTCTGCGACGTTCGCTGCCATCTGGCGAACGGCGACACCGAAACGCTCCGCAGCCTCGCCGTTGAGATCGAAGCCTATGACGAGGATGTCGCCCTCAGCTACCTCGACGGCATTGTTGAGCAGACCATCATCGATGGTGGCTCGCGCTTCCTCGACGCCCCCCTCGATCGCTGTGAGATCACCCGCTTCCGTCCGGCAGAGAGCCGGTGGGGTTACTGAGATGACCGACATTCAGACCATCTTCGACCGTGATCCGCGCATCGTGACGATCCGCGTGTACGACGGCTTCGTGGCGAAGGCATACAAGTGGCCGTGCCCGCGTGTCGCCGTCGAGTACTCCCGCGACGGCACCAAGCAAGAGGTCCACTACGACGCCAAGCGCTCGCATGGACGCGGCCCGATGTGGGTCGCCATGTCCGCCAAGGGCGGCAGATTGGCGAGCGGCTAGCCATGAGCTGGAAACCGGAAGTGCAGGTGAAGGGTGAGGGCGATCGTTGGCACGCCAACGGTCTGGCCTTCGCCACCAAGGAGGAGGCTGCCGAGTCGGCCCGCGATCTCTACAGCCGATGGACGTTGACGACGGCGCACCGGGTGACCGAATCGGAAGACCCGGTGAGCTACACCCGCGTGGACGGCAGAGACGTCCCGATCAAGAGCTGACCGCAGCGGCGGAGGGCCCCTGGCACCAAGGAGCACGGCCAGGGGCCCTCGTCCGAAGCAGTCGAAGCTTCTAACCTCGAACGGGAGACTCATATCATGAAGACCGGGAAAACACTCGATGAGCTGGCGGTCGAGCTAGATCGCCGCGCAGGCGCGAAGAAGGACTACGTCGTCTCGACCGAGAACATCGAAATCTATGGCGGCGCGGTCAATGAACCCCTCGGCCTTGGTCTTGCCTTCGGCGACGTCGCGGTGGGGGTCAATGACATCGCTCATTCGCAAATCGCTGAGCACGCAAAAATCCCCCAGGCCTACTACAACAGGTGCCGCGCGGAGGCCCCTCAGCTCCTCGCCAGCAACATTCGGACGTGGTTCCGCAAGTACCCTGCCAGGAGGCTCGTCCGCACGCTGGACGGGGCTTGCAGGGCCTTTCCCAGCGACAAGTACCGGCCGCTCGAAAACGAGGATTTGTTCGAGGCGGTCTACCCGACCTTGAAGGAGCTCGGCGTCATCATTCTGAGCGCGGAGATCACCGAGCGTCGGCTCTACATCAAGGCCGTCGACCGGGGCATCACCAGGGACATTCCGGTCGGCAAGCGGCTCGGCGAAGACCACGCTCGGTTCGACACGTTGTCCCCGGCGATCGTCATCCAGAACAGCGAGGTCGGCCTGGGGCCGGTCAGCGTCAGCCGATCGATCTACACGCACGGCTGCACCAATCTCAGCATCGCGGAAAAGAGCCTGAAGAAGCTGCACCTGGGCGGCCGGCACGAGCTCGGCAACGAGGAGGTCTACGCCATGCTCAGCGATCAGAGCCGGTCGCTGAGCGACGCGGCGCTGTGGTCGTCCGTCCGCGACGTCGTCAAGGCCTCGTTCGAGGCGGCTCAGTTCGAGGTGCTTGTCGAGAAGAAGGTGCTCGGCATGACCGCGCAGCCGATCACCGGCAACCCGGTTGAGGTCATCAATTTGAGTGCCAAGCGGTTCGGGCTGAACGACACCGAGAAGGGCTCGGTGCTCCGCCACCTGATCGAGGGCGCGGACCTGTCCCGGTACGGGCTGTTCAACGCCGTGACCAGGACCGCCGAAGACCTTGCGGACTATGATCGCGCGACGGATTTTGAGCGCCTGGGCGGTGAGGTCATCGAGCTGTCCGACGCCGATTGGCGGGTACTCGCCGAAGCGGCGTAAGGGTGCCACCCTTGGGTGGAAGCCTTTCACCCATTGACAAGGGATCGGCGGGATGGACCGCCAACATGCCTCCCGCCGCTAGGGGCCGGCCCGGATTAGTCTCTGCCGGGCTGGCCCCGCACAAAGGCCGATTAATTCGCTGACAATGAGCGCGGACGCTTGACAGGGCAATGAGCGCGGGCGCATAACGATGAGCGAGGCCGCTTGGCGGTGGCCTCCGAACCAGGAGACACTCTCATGACCAACCAAGATTTCAACGACGACATCGGCTTCGGCGATGAGCTGGAGCAAGTGCTCAACGCGCCGGCTCGCGTCGCGCCCCAGGCGCCCGCCCAGGCGCCTGCCCTGCATTTCGAGCGCTGCTGGAAGTGCGCCGGTCGAGGCGTCTACGGCAACTTCGGCACCTGTTTCGCCTGCAACGGCAAGGGCGGCAAGGCCTTCAAGCAGCCCGCCGCCGTCCGCGCCAAGGCGCGTGAGCAGGTCGCAGCCCGCAAGACCCGCACCGAGACGGAAAACGTCGAGGCCTTCCAGGCCGCCAACCCGGCCGAGTGGCTGTGGCTGTGCGACCGCGTGAAGTGGGAGATGCTCAAGGCCAAGGATGGCCAGGACTTCGGTCAGAGCCTCCTGCGCGCCATCACCAAGTACGGCGACCTGACCGAGAAGCAGATGGCCGCCGTGCGGAGCAACATGGCCAAGCGCGCCGCAGCGATCGAAGCGCGCGCCACGGCCGCTCCGGCGCCGGTCATCGACGTCGCCCGCATCGAGGTAGCGTTCGCCACGGCCCTCGCGAGCGGCTTCAAGAAGAAGCTGACCCTGCGGCTAGCCACGACCAAGCCCGGCCCCGTCGTGGATGGCGTCGAGACGGTCGTTCTGAAGCATGCCTTTGTGTTCAACCCGGCGCCTGCGACCGGCAAGAACCCCGGCGCGGTCTACGTCAAGGAAGGTCAGGAGTACCTGGGCAAGATCGTTGCCGGGCGCTTCCAGTGCGTCGCGACGTGCGGCGACGAGCGCCGTGACGACGTCGTTGCGGCGGCAGGTGACCCCGCCCAGGCCGCCGTTGCCTACGGCAAGACCGTTGGCGAGTGCGCCATCTGCGGCGCCGAGCTGACCGCTGGTGAGAGCATCAACCGTGGCATCGGGCCGGTGTGCGCCGAAAGGTACGGTTTCTGAAATCCGAACCGGCGGGGCGTTGGTGCCCCGCCACCAACCAAGGAGACTGACAATGCATCGCAATGTGAAGACCACCGGACAGTGGAAGACCTTTATCGCCGGCCTCCCACAGCCGGACGGCATGAGCCACTACGACGTGGTCGCAAGCCACATCCTCCATAACCTGGAGGGCTACCGGCAAGACGCTCGCGGCCGGCTCCGCGACATCGGCGACGTGGCACACGCCCTGGAGGCCCTTGTCCAGCTTGAGGTGGAGGCCGTCCGATGAGCTCCGCCCCTCCCCTCTGCCGCTACTGCGGTAAGCCGCTCGCCAAGCGGACGTCGTCCCACTACGTCAAGAACGATAAGTACGGCGAGCCGTTCATCGACTCGCCGAAGACTAAGGCCGATTGCCAGAAACTCACCAACGAGACGGTGATCTCGGTCGCGTATCACAAGCGACTGCGTGACGGCAGTGGCGCGCGTCATGTCTGGCACTATTCGACCTGGGACGGCGAGAGCTACGAGTCGGTCTACGGCGCCGGCTTCTTCTGCACCCAGGTCTGCGCCGTCCACTTCGCCAACCTCCACGCCAAGGAGGGCCAATCGACGTCGGTCTACGTCGCGGCCCTCATGAAGCAGCGTGAGAAGCTGAAGCTGCTGGCCACCGTCGGCGAATAAATGAGCGCCCGCGCTTGCCAGTCGGGGCAGCGTGGGCGCACACTGAACAAAGGAGAGCAACCGTGAAATACACCATCGTTCAAGATAGCCGCGATCGCATGTACTACCTCGTCAACGACGAGGAGGAGGCGCTGATCGCCGGTCATCGCTACGGGACACTGGCCGAGGCTCGGAAAGCCCTCAGCCGGATCGCGACCCGCATCCCCCAGAAGTACATCGAGGAGCTCCTCCTGGATGGTAACGAGAGCAACCAATGCCTCGGCCGCCTGCTCGCCTCGGAGGCGTGGCCGGCATTCGAGCTGTGGCTCGATTCGGAGCGCGTTCGAACAGCCAACGATGCGATACATGTCCTCGACGCAATCATCTCGTTCACGGCCGTGGTCCTGGCCGGCGTGGCCAAGGAGCACTGGCCGGTCGGTGAGCCGGTGGTGGACAACGCGATTGAGAAGCTGGTCCTCCGGCGCCTCAAGAGAATGATGGAGGCCGAGTGATGCACGTCCTCGCCCTCTTCGCCGTCATCATCGCCATCGGGCTCGGCCTGATCCACCGCCCGGCCACGGTCATCTTCCTGGGCGCACTCATCTTCGGGTTTGTCTACCTCCTCTACCTCGGCAACCAATATCCCGGCTAACCAAGGAGCTCTCATCATGCCTCGTGCCAGACGTCTTCGCGGCGGCCTCGCCAGCCCCGTCATCGCTGCTCTGATCAGCGCCATGCCGGACCCCGGCAGCGTGTGGCCGGTCACCGAGCGGGCGAAGTGGATCAGCGCGTTTCAGGCGGCGATGCACCTCGCCTACCGGGGCGTCGCAACCCCAATGGCCGCGCAGCATCACCCCGCCGACAGCGTCGACGTCGAGGAAAACATATGAGCACCGAGCCCACCATCACCGTCTCCGTGGCCCGCAAGATCAACCTGGGGAACTACGAGAGCGCCGATTATTTCGTCAGTCTGTCCGGCATCCCCGCCGGCACGACGGCCGAGCAGATGAAGCCTCTTCTCGACACCGGCCGCGTTGCCTGGGAGCAGGTCCGCGCCGCCCTGGTCGAGCAGATCAAACGCGGGAGGAAGCCCGAATGATCAAGGAGTGGAGGTGGCACATCATCCTCGTCGCGATCCTCGTCGCCGAGCTGGGGCTGCTCATGCTGTCCCCTGCGGCCCCGGCAGAGGCGCGGCCAATGGTAGCCCGGCGCCACACCGGCTTCGACTGCCTCCTGCCGATCGAGGACCGCTGGATCAGCTGCTCGCGATTCCCTCACCTGGAGGCGAAGGCATGACCGTCACTGTCGCGTACCGCAAACGCGGATCGCTGGTCTGGACGCATCACTTCCGCGTCCGCGCCTGCGAATGGAAAACGTTCCGCCTGCACGCCCGGCTGATGCGCAGCCAGGGCACCTACGCCCTCGTCCGTCGAGGCGTCTACACCCCGGTGCTCGCATGACCCTCCGCTCAGGCCTGCACTACGGCGTCGAGGCGGACGACTACTACGCCGACCCGTGCGAGGAGCCCAGCCTGACGCAGTCGATCGCGAAGATCATGCTGCGTCAGAGCCCGGCCCACGCCCGGCTGGCTCACCCTCGCCTCAACCCCGGCAAGGAGGAGCGCGACCCGACTAAATACGACATCGGCCACATCGCGCACCGCTTGTTGCTCGGCCGTGGCCGGGAGGTGGAGATCATCGACGCCAAAGACTGGCGAACTAAGGGCGCCAAGGAGGCCCGCGAGGTTGCCCGGGAGGCGGGCAGGCTCGGTGTCCTGTCGCAGGATTGGGATCGCGCCTCCGACATGACTGGGGCTGTCCTGGCTCAGCTGCGTGAGCGTGGGTACGGTCCCGATTGGGAGGGACTCGACGTCGAGCGCTGCGCCGAGGTCGTTGCGATCGCGCGGTCCACGACATTCAGTAAGAAGCCCATCTGGCTGCGCTGCATGATCGACTGGCTGCCGTCCCTCACCCGCCCCTGGGATTTAAAAACAACCGCCCGCAGCGCCGCCCCAGATGAGCTGTGGCGGCACTTGGTCGATGCCGACTGGCCGATCCAAGCCGCGATGCATGAGCGCATCCTGGACCACCTGGACCCCGGTGGCGCCGGTCGGCGCGGGCATCGCTTCGTGGTCGTGGAAAACTCGCCGCCCTACGCGATGTCGATCGTCCGCATGAGCGAGGCGCACATGACGATCGGCAGGGCCCAGCTCGACCGTGCCGAGGCGATCTGGACAAGCTGCATGGCCGCCGACCGCTGGCCAGCGTATCCCCTTGTCGACCAAAATCCTGAGTACCCCGCCTGGCGGATGAAAGCCGAGATGCTGCCGGAGGCGGAGTGATGGGCATTGTCAAAGCGCGACTGGCTTGGCGCGAGGTCGAGGCCAAGCCAGTCAAGCGGCCGGGCTGGCGGAGCATTGTCGATGACATCACGCGCCGGCACGGCACCACATACGCGCGAGTGATCGCCAAAGGCCCCAGGCGCAACGCAACCCTCGTGGTGCGCGTCGAGATTGCCCGCGCTCTTCGCGCCGAGGGCTGGTCGTCGCCCAGGATCGGTCGGCTCCTGAACCGGAATCACACCACGGTGCTCTGGTATCTCGGCACCCTCAAGTCCGTCAAAAGGAGACTGCCATGAACGCTCCCGCTCGTGAGTTCGTCGTCAAGCCTGCCGTGCGTGAGGCGGTCCCGCTTCTGCTCGGCATCATGGGCCCGAGCGGTGGCGGCAAAACGTACTCTGCCCTGCGCCTCGCGACCGGCATCCAACGGGTAACCGGCGGCGACATCTACGGCATCGACACCGAAGCGCGACGCATGCTGCACTACGCTGATCAGTTCAAGTTTCAGCACGTCCAATTCGACGCGCCCTTCCGCAGCCTCGATTACCTCGCGGCGATCCGGCACTGCGCTGCGCAGGGAGCCAAGGTCATCATCATCGACTCGATGTCGCACGAGCATGAAGGGCCCGGCGGCATGCTCGATTTTCACGACAAGGAATTCGAGCGCCTGGGTGGCCGCGACGCCATCAACATGCTGGCGTGGAAAAGGCCGAAGGCGGAGAGACGCGAGTTGCTCAATGGCATCCTCCAGATTCAAGCGAGCTTCATTTTCTGTTTTCGCGCCAAGGAGAAGGTCAAGATGGTCAAGGACGACCGGGGCAAACAGCAG